GGTATATTCATCGAATAAATTACTATCTCTAAGAGCGGCCATCTCAACAGTCATCTGGATGCTAGGAATGTCACAACCAGGATTTCTAGATGTGAAATAGTTTTTAGCAGCATTATCTACTTGAGCTTTTGTGATTTCTTGATCCCCATTACCTTGTCCGGTATTTTGGAAATCGCTTGAGAAATCTACAGGTCGCAAGTTCTTTTGAGAATATGAGTTATAGTACATTGACTTAACAACGTCACCAAATACATAAATCTCTTGTTGATCGTTTCCATTACCAGTGCGCTTAGTATACTTGGCATAAGGTAGAATGGCTGTGAATTTGCCTTTGAAAGATACCTGGGTCTTAAAGTTCTCCATATTCTTTCCTAAACGAATAGTAGTAACATTTTGTTTACCACGATTTCTAAGGAAATGAATATAATTGTTTGTCCGTTTTATCTCGCCTCGCCATAAGTCGATAAGCGAACCTTCTTCTCCAGATAACACGCTTTGCATATTCCGAAGAAGAAATTCGAAGTCCTTTAGGTTATCGTTTATGTCGGTATAAAACTCATAAGGAACTGCTGATGGACCACCAACAACATTTTGTTTAGCCAACGCAAATGCTGTAGCTGGAGTACCTTTACCTTTAGCCGCTTTTACCAGCATACCATTTAGGTCATCTGTAATTGTTACGCATTTAGCTTTTATTGTCTGGTCTTTCGTATTCTTCTCTACCTCATAAATACGAAATGCATGTGGTAAATCTGTATCATTAGGCTTTGCTAGAATATAACGGTTCTCTTTAATTTCGTGGAACCACTGACCGCTGTATGGATATGTGAGTTCTAACTCGAATTCGGCATTACGGACTTCATGAACCTCACACTCAAGAGCATCCCACAATACACCAATACCATTCGACTCAAAGTCTCGTTCATATTGTTCATAAAGTATAGGCCTCATAGCAGATCCCTCCATCTAGGAATCATTTCGACAGTACTAATTGCACCATTCCAATTGATTTGTACAGATTGTTCCGATGGCATGTGCCAAAAGTCCTTTGATTTACATTTATGGTTTGCATTTGTGATAACTCCGTTCTCATTACGATATACAAAGTATTTCTCACAGTCGATATAGACGTTTCCTTCTACACCTGTGAATATCATCTTCTTATATCCAACAGTCATATCCAAATCGCCATTACCAATTATACGGAATAATGGTTTGGCATCGGACATTCTAGGGTTTCGCATCCAACCTGCTTTAGGAATATTCCACCAAGAGTCAATAGTATCCACATAATACTTATATGGTTGTACCTTGATCTTTAGTTTGAATACCATGGCGCCGTTATAGTACCATTTGTTTTCAAACGTTGGAGCTTCCGTAAGTATACACAAATATACCTTTTCGGGGTCAAAATATGGAGTCATCTTAAACTCGTATTGACCAAACTTGAAGAATTTATAGATCCTATTGCGTGCTGTTGAAATAGCTGCAGGATCGTCTACTCTTCCTCCATGATAAAGAAGAGTAAGTTCTACTTCTGTAGCTTCATATCCTCCATCATCATAAATCAAGAACCCATCATAGCCAGCAGGCTCTTTATGAACCTGCCGACGTTTGGGTGCTTCGATATCGGGACGATCTTGGATAAGTATCTTTTCAGTAGATGAATTTACTTTATTAATAAGAAATTCACCTGGCTTCAAACTTACCAAGCGATTTCCTCCCCTCTAGAACGCAAAGCTGCGTCACGCATATTCTTCAATTCATCCTGAACCTGACGAGCAAGTTCTTTAGGATTAATTGGTTGATTACCTCTGTTCTCCACATTCACATTAACTGTATATGTGTCAGAATTAGTAATCGTTGTGTTGCCATTTTGATTGAACCTATCAGTGTAACTTGATGGCAAGGTCAAGTTACCGTTCATCTTACCAGAAAGATTGTTCATGTCTTTCAGAAGAGATCCATCGAATACTGGTTTGACTGTTGGTTGAATAGTCATGTCAATGTTGTCCATAAGGAGTCCAGATAGACTATCGTCGACATTCAGAGCTTCAATGGCTTGATTGGCCAAACCTTTAGCAGTTCTGAATATTGCGGATCCAGTATCCTTCAAACCAATCTCGAAACCTTGTCCCGTGAATTTACCAAGAGCTTTAGTAACACGAGATGGTGAATGGATATCCAATGCTCTTCGGATGGTTGCTGCAACATTGGACGCAATTGCAGAAGCAGTAGCGTAAATAGACCCAGCAGATGCTGCCAAACCATTCGCAAATCCATAACCTGCATAACTACCAGCAGAACTCAATGATACAGAAGATGCTCCATTGTATGCTGAATGAGCTAAACTAGAACCAGCGCCATGAGCAGATCCTGATTGTGAGGAAATACCGCTAGCCACAGATCCACCGAAGTGGGAACCAAGAGAAGTACCTTGATTGAACACTCCACGGATAGAGTTTACAGAACTGTTTGCCACACTAGAAGATGATCCCGTAATAGAACCAGAGCTTCCAGAAATACCTCTAGCAATGCTTGATCCAAATTGTTGTCCAATAGCTCCTCCTTGAGAGAACGTACCTCTTACAGAATTTATGGACATGTTTGCACTTGACTGAGCAGCAGATGTAATGGCTCCAGACTGAGACATCAATCCTGTGGCAATTTGTTGTCCAAACTGTACTCCGATTTGTTGTCCTTGTTGAAACGCCATTTGAGCAGACATAACTGCTTGTGTAGCTAACTGTTGGACGGCCATAATCACCATAGGAGCAGAAGCCATAATGCCTTGTCCCAGAGATTGTCCAAACATCATAGCTCCTTGTGCTGCTTGTTGGAACGCCGCAGGTACGGTTTGTAGTGCTGCTGCAAGGCTTGGAACAATCGCTCCTAGTTGAGTAAATCCAGCAACAACCGGCATAATTCCAGATGCAGACATCATGATAGATGGAGCTAACATAGAAAATGCGGCCGCTAATGATGGGATAGCCGGAGCAAGTGTGGTGATTGGTGTTTGTAGGTTCTGGAATGATGAGGATACTGTAGGAACAGTTCCGGCAAGACCTGCTAAGGCAGCATTCATCATGATAAATCCAGTAGACATCGCCATGATACCACCAGCAGAACCAGCAAGACCCGCGATAACTCCTTTAAGAGATCCCAAGTCTTTTGTAAATCCTACAAGGTTACCAGCATATGATGCAGAACCCAGACCTGTTACAGCTGCAGCAACTGCTGTAATACCAGCCGCACCAGCAATACCATCTTTGGCGATAATTGATACGCCTTGTGCAAACAATTTGAATCCTTGTCCGGCATTCTTGGCAGCATTGCCGACAGCGTCGATAATAGAAGCTACACCTTCAAATGCAGACTTAATACCATCACCAATTCCGCGGAATACTTCAGCAACACCTTGAAGAGCAGCTTTGACACCTTCTCCAAATGCCTTAGCAGCGTTACCGACACCTTCAAATACAGATTTAATAGCATTACCAACGGACTCGATAATAGAACCGATACCTTGGAGTACTGACTGTATTGCTTGTCCAATTCCTTGGAATATAGAAGAAATTGCATCGCCAATACCTCTAATAACATTCGCAAATCCATTAATTGCCCCAACAATACCATCTATAACAGATTGCACGATGGAGGCAATAGACATGAATAATGTTTGTAATGTATTAAAGAATGATTGGATTGTATTACCAATTGTGGTAAATACGGACTCTATAGTTTGTACGATTTGAATAATAACATCAGCAATAGATTGAACTATTGATGTTATGGACTGGAATAACTGGATAAGCACATCAGCTACCGATCTGATTATGCTAGCTAAACCTTCGAACAATGCAATAAGAGTTGCTGCGATAGGTTCCAAAATAGGAGCAAGAATATCAGATAGGCCTTTAAGGATATTTATGATAAAGTCCACAACTGGTTGTAAGACTTTCACAATACCTTCAAGTAAAGGTCCGACTAATTTCTCTAGAAGAGCCAAACAGATATCAAGGATAATCTTGAACAGCTTTTCTAATGCCGGAACTAATTTGTCTTTGGTCTTGGTTAATGAGTTCGCAATAGATTCGGTCAATTTAATGGCAATCTCAATACCTGTCTGTACCAAGATATCCGCATTTTCCATAACAGATTTTGCAAATTCAGTTAACAACCGAACGGCTGCTGAGAATAATTGTGGCATAGCCTCCGCCATACCATTTAAGAAATTGGTAATTAACTCAACTCCGGCTTTAACTATATCTGGTAATAGTTCGGCAAGACCATGTAAGAAGTTTCTAACTATCTGTACGCCAGCAACAACCATCGATGGGCCTCTAGCAGCTAATGTTTGCATAGCTACATCAAGGCCTTCGACAATTCCTTTGAATGCCCCAGGCGCAACTTTTGCTAATGTTGCCAATGCTGTTGCAAATGCTAAGAAACCTAGACCAGCAATAAGAATAGATGATGCAGCTAGAACACTAGACACTCCAAAGCTTAGAAGAGCTCCCGATAAAGCAGCTAAACCACCTGATAATGGTCCTGCTAACGCAGCGGCACCTAGTAATATTGCTAAGTTACCCGCAAGTGCAAGCAATCCGACCCCTACAGCTACGAGGTTAAGTGTCGATAACATGTAAATTGGTACAGCTAATAATACTAATGATGCAGCTAGAAGTGCTAGTTTACCAGCAGCTGAAGCAGGTAGGGCAGAAATAGCTTTCATTGCTATGCCTAATGAGGCCATAACCGCAACCATAGCAACTGTTGCAGCAAGTATGCCTTGCCAAGGTTGGGCTGCTACTTTGGATAATGACTCTCCGGCAGCATAAAGAACTGCAGACAATGCTACCAACTCACCAACATCACCATCAATATTGGAGGTTTTCTTTAACACTATAATCAACATGCCCATAACCGCTGTGATTGCTCCCATTGCTACCAAGACACCTTGCCAACCGAGTGCAGCAACTTTTTCTAGAGTCTCACCTATTGCCCGCAACAGACTCGCAAATGATCCGAGGATACCTGCGGTAGCTACTGCTTGTTGCACGGTACCAGAGGTCTTAGATATAATAGCGGAAGCCGCTGCAACAGAAAGTAATACTCCTGCAACCGCAGCTGTAGCGGCTAATAAATTAGCAGGTTTAAGGTTAGCTAGTTGTTGGAGTCCCTGCATCACTACAAATAACGTAGTAACTAATGCTACCAATGTTATTAGTGTTGTAGGATTTAACTTAACTCTCTTCAACATATGTGAAGCGCCGATAAGAATACCCAAAAGAGCGGTAATCCCAGCAAAACCTTGTACCAGACCCATAGGATCCATATCAGCAATCTTCTTAATAGCCAATGTCATTAAGAAAATACCGCCAGAGAATGTGATCATAGAGAACACTGCTGTAATGCTTGGTTTAGCGCCTTGTAATGCATATGATGCAGCAATTAAACCAGCTATCATAGCTGCTACTGCTGTCATAGCAATTCCTAGACTATCTAGAGGTAATTTAGCTAGTGGTAATATAGACTGTGTTAATATAAACACAGAACCAGAAAAGGCAATAAGACTAAAAATAGCAGTCATATTAACTTTAACACCAGACAATACTCTAGTTGCTCCAGCAAGAACTGCTAGTAAAGCGCCTACACCAGTCATAGCCGGTATAGCTCTTTCCGGATTAATTTCAGCAATATCTTTAACCGATGATACCAATCCTTTTATCGCTATTACGAAAGCAATCATTCCGAACATTGCACTCATTTTGATCTTAACGCCACTCATCATTCTAGAAGCTAAGACCAAAGCACCCATCAATCCGATAACACCAGTAAATCCATCTACTAATCTTGCCGGATCGAGTCGAGTGACGTCCGCCATAGCCGAAACTAAGACTTTCATCATCAATGCCATAGTTATCATTGAGAATATTGTTGAGATAGGGACTTTAACTCCCTTCATCAACTTCATGGACATTGACATAGCCATCATTAGTCCACCAACAGCCAATGCGGATCTTATCATTTCTTCCCATGAGAAATCTTTCAACGCATTCATTGCTGAGGCTAGTATTCTCAAAGCTATAGCCATTCCAATCATTTGGAATATAGATGTCTGAGCCTGTCCAGCTCTAGCCATACCTTTCATACCCATAACCATGATTTTCATAGCGCCGAATAATCCAAGTAAAGCATTGCCAACTTGTTCGGTATCTAGTTCTGCTATCTTCTTCATGGCACTAGCGAGTATTTTCATAGAGAACGCTAGAGCCAACATTGTGGTCGCGCCACCCTTAGGCATACCTGCTGCAATTGTGGACATCTTCTTCATTCCCGACATTAAGATCAAGAATGCCCCACCAACACCAATAAGTCCTCTAGAAAGAGATGGCATATCCATTTTGGATAGCTCTTTGATTGAGAGGGTTAAGATACCAACTGCTGCAGCAATAAGTAGTAACGAGGTAACATTTACCATATTAGTAAACGCGTTCAATGATTTACCAAATCCGTCGAAAATTTCTATGAAACTATCTTTAAATGACTTAGCATCATCTGTGAATTTACCCAATACTTCTTTGATATTACCAAAAATCTTATCGACAAGACCTTCTTTTAGACTTGTCCCTTTGATGTATTTGTCAATAGCAAATAAGCTGACAATAGCAGTTGCTAAATCGGCAGCATGGATATCTTTAAGGAATTCTCCAATTCCTTTAACAAATCCTTTTAATTCGTCATAGACTTTACCTAGGAACTCGCCTATCTTACCGAATGTATTTCCGAGAGCATTCATTACTCCAGAAGCGCCATCGGATACATAGGTCTTTAGTTTATCAAAGAATCCTCCTTCAGCATTGAACTCTGGAATCTTGAATTCTTTGAACTTCCCAGTAATAGCAGAAAATGCACTACCAATAAGATCAAAGACTCCTTTGATAATCGCACCCATCGATTTGAATACGCCGACGGATTTAATTGATTGTTCTAACTTTTCGGTGAACTCTCTAATTTTACCAGTAATATCAGCAAGGGTACCAGTAAAATCTTTAAACCCGGAACCGTCGCCTCCTGTGAATGCGGAGAAGAATTGTCCGATTATGGTTACAGCTATCTTGAATATAGATGTAAGTATGCCGAATACGTTTCCGATAGTCTTACCGATATTGACAAAACCTGTCATAACGTTGTTTGACTGTAACAAACCGTTTAAGAATTGAGTAATACCATCAGCGATTTGTTTAAATGTTAGGATTAATCCATTTCCAGATCCAGAAACAGAACTAATGCCTGAAGCTACTTTTTCAAGCACTGTACCGACAAATTCAAATGCAGTACCAAAGGCTCTACCAATAGATTTAAGAGTCCCTTGGATATATACGTTTTCGGCTAATGATTTTGTAAAATCTCTAAATTTGAAAGTTAGCTGAGTTAGTACAGCAGCAGATTCTTGATATGTACCAATAACGTCTCGGAATCCTTCTCTCAAACTAGATAAAGAATTTATAACAAATTTAATTGAGTTAGTAATACCATCAAACAATGCTTGTTGTCCGCCCATATCTTTCCAGGTTTTCAACATAGCATTTCGATAGTTACCAAGTGAACGTTCCATTTCTAGAACAGTGTCGAAATATGTTCCTTGGTCGTCTTGTAAAAATGGATTTACAATATTACCAATATTAGTCCACATAGATTTCGCTTCTTCAAATCCACCAAGTAAATATTCCCAAGATTGCGCCCATCCAGAACCGATTGCTTCTTGAACAGTATCCACTAATTGTCCAAACGACTTAACTTCCGTGGCTGCCTTGAGCATTTGTTCATCGATAGACATTTCCTTCAAAGTCGCAATTAAGACTTCAGAAGTTAACCATCCATCTTTCAATGAGTCACGGAAAGATTTAGTAGTGTCACGAGCTTGGCCCATTTTCTCTGCCATAGCGGTTAATCGATCTTGGAACAGTTTACCACCCATACCAGCATTTACTACAGAGTTCCAGTCCTGAAGACTTACTCTACCAGATGCTAGTGCTTGTGATAACTGATACATTGCCATTGATGCTTGTTGGGTGTTTGATCCTGAAGCGGCAGCCAAGTTTGAAATACCTTTTATCGCAGTGGCAGAATCTTCCAATCCAACGCCAGCCGCAGTAAAGGTACCAATATTTCTTGTCATATCCGCGAATGAGTAAACCGTCTTATCCGCATATTGGTTAAGATCTTCCAATGTTTTAGAAGTCTTACGCATACGCATTGTTTGGTCTGGAATTTCCCATTCAGTATTTGTCATGATAGTTTGAATTGATCCGAGCTTATCTTTATACTCAGTCAAACCATCCATAGGTCCTCTAAAGAATTGAGACCCAAATTGGATCGCTTTGTTCATCATGTTTGCGAGGACGTTACCCATAGCTATATCCATAACAGAAAGTGAATTCTGAACGGACGCTGAAGCATATGAGAATGCGCTGGTCAAAGGATTCAAGTTTATACCGCCAGCTTTTGCGTTAAGTTTATCAAATTCACCAGAGGTTCTCGAAAAACTATTACCGTCATCTGTCTTTCTGAATATACTCTTCAATCGAGCAAGAATACTTCCTGTTTTACTAGTTTTGCTAGCCACATCAGTATTCATTTGATCTATGGATCTTCCAGCCCCGCTAGTGTCCATATTATCAGTGTTTCGTTTAAAGATATTTCTAAGACGAGATAATAGGCCGTTCGATTTCTCTGTGGAACTTGAAATTGCCTGATTCATTTTAGCCATGTCCTTAGCAACATTATCAGCAGCTCCTTTTCCGCTAACTTTAGCAAATGCTGCTTTCAGCTTATCCAATGCCGACATAGTGTCTTGAGCATTTTTTGTAAAGCCTTTGTTGTCTAAGGTGACTTTGGCAATTTTTTCATCAACATATCCAGCCATATTGTCTCCTATTTAATCATTTCTTCTAAAATTTTACCTACACGAGATGACCATACATCATTTATCGCTTGAGTAATATACGGTCTTGGCGGAACATATCCTCCGGTTCCTGTCCCATGACCATAGTGAATTATACGAGCAATCGAAACTCCTTTGTTAATGTTAGAGTTTGTTATCTCTATAACAATATTGTCACCATTTTGATTGATTGTGTAATCCCAAGAAGAAGCCGTCTTTCCGCTACCAACGGGAGTCGTCTCCGACAATCTATTAGTTAGCATCTTAGCTAACTCTTCTGCAGGACCGGAATTCTGTTTCTTAACAGTACGTTTCAACCAAGCTTCAATATTGTTGAAATCTCCGCTAGATGTTATTTGCATTATGTTTCTCCTTCTCTTCCATCTCTTTATACAATCTAGCTTCTTCAGCTCGACGTTGTTCGATGATAGATCTTTGCTCGTCCATAGCTTCAGTTTTAGACATCTTCTCTGGCGGAGCTTGTAATGAGTTAACAGTATTAATCAATAACATTAGCTTGTTTAGATTTCTATTTTCCCATTCAAATGGTATTCCATTAATAGCCATATGAGCATATAGTATCTCTGAGGTAAACACGGACTGCCTTTGTCCTGCTTTAGACTTCTTTTTACTTTTAGGTAAGACCGTTGCCGATGGTACATCTTTATAGACGTATTGTATAATTCTGTTGTACTGATCCACATCTAACCGATTAAAGTCAAAGTTCTTATCAACACACATAATCTTAATAAAATCTAAAAGTTCATCATCGGTAAGATCCTTGTTGTCAAGAAATCTTTTCTTATGTTTTGATTCCCACTCGTCTAAATTCTTTAGAGTGTATCGAAATTCTACTTTTTGCTTAGGTCTATCAATGAATCTTTGGTTTTCTTCATCAAAAAGCGACAAAGAGTCAACTTCGATATATAAGAAATCGTGTTTCATAGATCATACCTCAATTTAAAAAAAAGCCGATGAGTAATTCCCATCGGCGAAACGATTAGCCTTGTTCTAATGCTTGTTTATTAACGAGTTCGTCCAATCCTTTAATAGATGAAAGAATTCCTTTAACAAATGTTAGCATAGAGGTTTCGTTTTCATGAAGATCTTCGATCAATTGACCAAACGCAAGAGATTGTCCAAATTCATCGCGAACTTCTTTGTTCTTGACGAACCGGTCACCTTCGCGTTTACCATAGGCGGAAAGGATAAGATCCTTGAGGAGAGCGTACAAAGCGGTCAAATCTTCGTTCTTTTGAATTTCGTTAATACGAGCTTCAATCTCCTTACCGCCATGTCGTCCTTGGAATTCAATCAGCTCAATACGAGTAAGATTGAAATATTCTTCAGTGGTCACTGGACCGTCAAAACCTTCATAATTGATTTTTTGCTTTAACATGTAGTTCTCCTATTCGATTAATTATTTAAGCAAGTTGATAACTTCTGCTGGTGTAGGAAGTGTAGCATTTCCTGTTTCATCACCATAGACTTTAGCAATGAGCTTCTTCCATTTAGTAGCTTCAACTTTAGTAGAATCAACAGTGATTACTGAAGTTGGTTTAAATCCTGGAACGTCTACTGGTGTAGAAGTAATTGACCATGATGGATTTGCTGGTTCTGGACTATCAGACACTGTTTGGTGTTGACGTTCAGATGGAGCAGCTTTACATCCGTACCACAAGTGAAGTTTAGTTCCGTATTCGTTGAATTTAACTTCGTTACCAATGATTGATTGGTATGCGAATCCAAATGGACGACGGTTTTGTTGGTGAGCGTTAGCACCTGCTACGATTTCAGCCATACCATCACATTGGTCGAATTCTTTAGGTGAGCTGAATGCTTCGATAGTGCCTTCAAAGTTTTCTGCACCAGTAAGTGAAAGGTATTTAATGTTATCAGCGTATTGGTCATTCGCTTCAGCACCACTTGGAGATTCTTGAACGTTAGTCAAACCATTCCAAGCAACACCTTGCATGTATGTACCAGTGTCGCCCATAACGAACAAGACACCTTTGGAAACACCAGTTTCATAAATACGAGAACCAGTTTCAAGATATTTAAGTTCAGCCATTATTTAAATCCTCCTAATAGCTTTGTGTTATAGTAAGAATTGAGTGATACAAATTATCAATAACATAGTTAGAATCAAATGTAACATTTTGGAATTTCTCCATAATATCCTCTACTACCGGCGAATCTGGTAGTTTCGAGATAACTGTTACTTGATACATATCTCTATGAAAATACCGAACGTCATCTGCAAACCTAGACTGCTTGTCGGAAAGCTTATAGACGACGCATGGGTATGTAATTTTTGTATTTGACGTTGAATTGTAATAGAGAGCATAGCCGTGTTCTTTTAAAACTTCACGTAGTTTCTTATCCAGAAAATCTCGACGATTTTTAACCATTATAGACTCCTCCTAATGTAATGTGAATTCTTGGTGATTTAATATCGAAAGACTCAACTTTCCATTTAACACCATTATATTCAACATATTTTAGATTTGCAATGTTGCTCATGAAGAACTTATTAATAACAAGGGAGATTCTGTTATTGTTTAGCAAATTATCATTAGTGGATTTGTCGCTATTTTGATTACGCCAAGTCTGACTAAGAAGCTCTCCGCGAAACTTCTTGGTCACGACTTTACTCTCGAAAACGCTGGGCATGTCTTCGCGCTCGACTTGATCAAGTTCAAACCCAGCGATGCCCGTTAGCTTCATGATTAGCCGCCAGGAACTACAGCTGCAGCTTCTTTAGGTGTGAAGTACACAGCCGCTTTAGCACGTACAAGAGCGCCTGAAAGACGAGCTTCAATCAAGTATTTCTGCTTGTTGTAGTCGATATCGAAGTCTTCGAATGAAGTTACTTGACCACCTTGGTTTGTACCTACTTGGTAGTCTGCCAAGTTAACCATGATCATTTCATCTTCCTTCAAGAAGTTAGTTTCAACGATTTCTTTAACACCAAACAGTGAAGCAAGGTATTCTGTAGTAGCAGGTTGTTGTCCACCGAACACCCATTGTTCGTTCTTGTTACGCAAGAAACGAAGTTTAACCAAGAATGTTGGGTTTACATACAGGGTTGGAGTTCCTGAACCATGCATCTTAGTCTTTTGGTTAGCGACAGTTTCGAAGATATCAAGCAATACTTTAGAATCGTATTTAGTCTTGATTGTGTAGAAGTCGTCATCTTTAGAGATCGGACGAATCTTGGTTTCATCGATCTTGTCTTGTGAACCGGTAGCACGTCCGTCCCCTACAAGAATTGCTTGAGCGATTTCATCATTCAGTTTCATACGCATTTCTTGTTGGAAGAAAGCAGCAACGTTCAATTGTTGACCCATGTCGATAGCATCATCACGGTCGATTGATTGTTTCTTGTAAATTGTCTTAGGATCTGTCTTACGAGTAAGGAAAGAAATGATTTGTTCTTTCTTTTGATTACCCTTGATGTAACCTTTCGCACGAAGATTTTCTTCAGAAAGGTCTGACAGGTCTGACATGATAGATTTAACAAAAGCAGTAGGTACTTTTGTAACAGCTCCAAGAATATGTTCTGTAGCAGTGTTGTTAGAGTAGATTACTTGTACTCCACCGCCAGTAAGAGTGTGTTCTGGGAACAACAATTCAACATTGTTCATTGAGTGTTTCAGTTCGTCTTGTCCCATTTCAGAAAGAACATGAGAAACTTTGCGACCTGATTCTTGAGCAACTTTCATTGCATGAGTAAGTTGATCTTTGATAGTAGCAGCTTGGCTATGAGTGAGAGTATCACCTTCGAAAGCGTTAAAATGCATTAACTTTTCTCCTTCATTGTCTTTTTGTTCAATTTCAGCTGGAGTATCTCCGTCTTCAGCTGGAACCTTCTGGCGTAGCGCTGGCGTAGCAAGTTCTTTTTCGATTTCGCTAAGTACTTCTTCAGCAGCAGCATCCGCAGCACTTTCAGCAGCAGCGTCGACAATAAGAGCAACGGCTTCTTGTTGTTCTGGGGTAAGTGTTTCCAAAACTTTGTCGAGCTCGGCGGTTGCTTGACCTTCTTCAGCATGCTGAATACGATCTAACAACGATGGTTTACCCTTCGCTTCGCCGATAAGAATATCGCGAGCAGAATGGATGATTTCATTAGATTCCATAATGATGGTTTCCCCTTCCTCAGGATTTTCGGAATGTCGAATGACTTCCGTAATTACAGCACCAGGATTTGCCCCGGCAATTACCAATGATACTTCATAGATATTACCATGAATAACGTCATTGGATGGCGTACGCTTAATGCGGTTAGCCCCAATCGACATTGACATGACATCTCCATGTAGTACCAACTCTTTAGCAGCTTCAGCATTTGGTGTAGAGTTGAAATAACCTTCACAATACATGCCTTCACTGTCTTGATGGAGTATTACGTGTCCAATGACGTTTTCTGGGGTGCTAGGATCATGCGACCAAACTAGCGGAACCTTTTTACCGTCATTATCCTCGAAAGCTCCATGCTTGATAGTGACTCCATCGGTACAACGCAAATCATTTCGTGTTGCATACCCGGCGAAGTCATAAGCTGGATGAGTTCCCATGTGTGTCCTCCTATTTTATTTGCTTGGATTTTGAAGTTTCTTACTGTTCTTCAGGAGGATAGTAACCCTCTTCAGTTTCAGCATAATCTCCTTCAGGGGACTCAGCAGACCCAGGCAAAGAATACCCTTGATTAGAATCCGCAATGTTACGGTTATATAGTTCATTAGCCAAAGGATTGGATGATGGACCATAACCAATAATAGCACGGAATTCATTAGGTGTAAGAATAGAATTTCGAAGAAGTGTATCACCGATGGTTGCTAGCTGTTCAGTAGGAACAAGTTTAAATGGATCAGTATATGTCACAATACGATGACCTTGGGTGTATCCCGTTTTAGTGATATACTTTCTTTGGAATTCTTCTTGTATTCTTTTAGTAATCGGCTCGATAGTACGTGTATAATAGTTTTGCATTTCCGAAGCGGACGCAGTACCATTAAATACATTCTTAGTCAAACCGATTTGATTGAGAAGTTCCTCTGTTAAGTATTTGATCTCCTCCATAAGAGTAGAAGAAATTTGTCTTGTTAACTGAGTGATCTTCTCTTCGGACGAAATGTATGCAATACCAAGATTCGAATCTTTTAGCTGATTTTCAATCGCTTTAATACGATTTTCGGCTTGGTCTTTGTAAACATCTGCCCGAGTAGGATATGGTAATTGGAGAATCATATTCAAACGATTAGATACCAACTCCAAATCCTGTTTGTCCAAAATTGATAACTTTTGGATCAATCGATCCATAGTCGGATTTTCATTTCCGAGAATGGAGTTTAAGGGATTCTCAATAATCGCTACCATTTTCTTAGGCACAATTATTTCAGAGAAGTCTCCTTTGTTTTCGTTATATACTCGAACACGTATTCTTGTAGGATACCATTCGAGAACCTTTCCCACCCTCATAGATGAGATATTATACGAATCAGACGTACTGGGATCTATATCAGCAGTCATAGGAACCACAGCAACTACACCCTCATCAAATAGAGAGAATACTAGGTCATGGAAAAAGTCCGTACTAGTCTGGTCAATATTAGCTTCTACTTCAAACAAACGTTGTAAACTAGATGTTTGGAGAACTTGATTTGCAGTAGAGTCGTCAATACCATCATTTACGATCTTGACATGCTGATATGTTACCATTGAAGCATCCATAGCAATCCTATTAAAGATCATCGATGCGATCGAAGATCGTTTATATGTCCTTTGTGGGATTGTACTATTCGGATTTAACGCTCGCGGTTCAAAGGTTTGCTGATACTTAGGATCGGTTTCCCTAAGACTGGGTTCGTTTGGCTTCTTTGCAAACATACTCCAAGCATGTCTGACGTTATCCATTATTCCCATATTGCTCCTTCGTTGCGATTTAGTCAAATAGATCTCTGTGGCGGGTATAAGCCACCCAAGCATCTATCAAGGCAGCTACATTATCGATCTTCTCGGACGCTCTCCGTTTAGACAATTTGTAGTTACCATTGTTGTCTTGAAGTGCTACGGCATTACCCATAGCAAACTTCATTAGTTCTTCATCGAATATTAACATTCGATTTGACGCTAGATTTTTAAGTTCACCCATAGGTACACTTTCGGTTTTAGCACCTTGAATAACTTTTTCGATACCGAATTCACCATTATCTCGAATCCATCGTTGTACGAAGTCTCGAGAATTGTATGGGTCATAACCAAGAGTATAAACAACATATTTATGTTCCAAAATGAAGTCATAAAGGTCGTCGTATACTCTATTCATATCTAAAAGTACTCCAGGTATAACTACTAGCGTACCTTCTGCTATCAATTCGTCATATTTATTACGCATCGCAGCAGTGAGTTTCTTTAATTTGGCTTCGGATACATAGGATTTAGTTTTTACACCAAATCTACCGTAACCAATTGGAAACAGAAATGTGAATGCACAGAAGTCATCCCCTTGAGATAAGTCAGCGCCCATTGAGCAGACGAGTCCATCGAAGTTTTGAGGTCTGTGTAATTCTGTTTCTTCATAGACAAAGAAATATGTGAAACCTTCAACAGGAATACCGAACCTTTTAGCGAGGATATCGGCTCTCGTTGCTGGTTGAGTCTCTGCACGTTCAACATCGGCTTGATATGTTTCATAAGAAACTGTTACACCGAGGTTAGGATTTGCTTTAAGCCAGGTCTCTGGATACGGAACCTCACGAACATCGTCCAAACGATAGTACCATATAGATACATGAGGATTGTTGTATCGACCTTCTAGTATGTCCATTAACTCCATTTTGATTGTATCACCAACACCATTACGGGCTGTACCTTCCGACGAAGTAGCGACAATCAAATAGTTGGTGTTCTTGGACGCCCCTTGTTCTATAGGACCTATAACGTCTTCACGAATCTCTCCCGAGAGCCATTCATCTACAGAGGCATACTTACAACGCAAACCTTGAAGTCTATCAGTCGACATAGGTCTGACTTCTAATAAACTATTTGTAGCAAAGTTCTCTATACCCTTCTTCGTACTACTTAACAACTGTTTCTGTTGCATATTACCTGTCATCTTAGATCCTTCGACCATATATCTGATCAATGGACCTTTTGCTCGAGACAAGGCGGTACGAATAGGGGCCATAATTTCTTCAGCCTGTTTCATTGTTGGTGCTGTGACTATCTGGTGAGTAGTCGACGGGTCAATCAATAACATATACGTCTGTAAGAACGTAGAATACAATGATTTCGCAGCACCACGTCCGACTATAAGGAATTGTTTCCTCGTTAGTCTTTTCATTCTTTTGCGCATTTCCCATCTACCCGTCTTAGGGTTAAATACGCGGTCGTTGCTTTCGTAATACCAAGCCAAAGCATCTTCGGCCCAGACACGAAATGATGGTAATAATGTAACATCACTACCATCGGTTAGAGTCATTTCATCCTCGCAAAATCGAACAAAGCCCTCAATAGCTTGATCATCATAGAAATAATCCGGAGACTCAATCAGGAAATCGATACGATTCATTTGTAATGATATCCATCGATTGACTGGGATCTCACCTCTCAAGACTTGTTCTTTGAATTTGCTATATTCCTGAGGATATGCTTTGTTAGATAACACTCAGACTAATACCTCCCTATTAATTTACGTGTTCATCCATGTGTTGATACTCTTAGCGATTGTTCTAACCGCATCCGGATTCTTCTTGAGATAGGACACACCTTCTTTAGTAGCTATATGTCTAGCATCCTTAATGGTATCTGTAACCAAAGTTTTACCAATATCTTTTGCAAAGCTATTGTTATTCTTAGGTTTCTCATGGATCTTAGTCGTACGTTTAACTTGCTCTGCTAAGTCATTTTCTAGACGTAGTCTATCGACAGCACGTTTTAGATCTCTATCAGAGATACTAGCCCGTTGTGCATATTTATGCTTCCACTGACTAGTACGAGCTTTACTGACTTTAGCATCAACTTTACGTTGTTTTCGTCGAGCTAGACGTTCGCGAACACGTCTAAAACCCCATTTCATTCCTTTTACTCCAAAGTGCTCAATGATTTCTTCGGAACTTCCGGATTGAACGGCGTGTAACACTTCATCAAGGTTCATATGAATTGTACCGCTCCTTTTGCATAGTGATACGAACTGCAGTCCGATCACGAGATTTTTCTAATGAGGTTAAAACTGATCCTACGGGCGGATCAAACACGATTCTCAAGCTCAAGTTTATAAATGTCTTAACTAACCGAAGTAAGTTGGGGTCATTCTTCTTAAGCAATTGTTCGTATTTTGAATCTTTGGTAAGGACGAAGTCCTCCTTGACATAAGTCAGCTGCGACAGTTCACCGATTAGTCCATCTAGTTCTAATAGTAAACAATCATCGAAACCATCGTCCTCAGCAACCGCAAAATCCAGAGTTTCTTTAACCTCAGATAAGATGGTTGTTTCTGACATTCGTCACCTCACCATAAGTTTGTGTCTCCAGGTTTTCTTTCAACTAACTCTTCCACCCTTCTACCGTAATGGATGATGTTATGCGTCTCTATGGACGTCGAAATTAGTAAATCCGGGTTTAAAAGTAAGTCTTCATTCCAATCTAGTATATCATCTTCCACTAATGGAATCATATGATGTACTATAATTGGTCCCTCGATAGGAACTCCTGGACAACCCAAGTCATAACCCATATCTCTAGCAATAATTTCTTCACGAAGATTACGCCACATCCTTGACTTATAAAATGGATTTGAAAACTGTCGAGGGGATACATAGCCCTTATCAAACAAAGATAGGTAATTCAATCGATCACCCCATTCTTTGTGGGCAGCCATGTCGTTATATGATAAATTCAGATCATCTCGAGTAAGAATTCGTTTCTTAGTCGAATGTATCTGACGGGGCATAACCTCGAAGTGCATTAAGAACCTCCTCACTATCTCCTCGACCTTTAACCTCAGTTTCTATTTGAGAAACCTTACTTGCATTAAGTTTGTTCTTGGATCTAAGATTTTCAAGCGCCAACTCGTTTTCCACAGTACCATATCGTAGTAATACATTTAAAGTACTAGGCGCAATAGTTCCGGCACGAAGTTGTTCTTCTGCTAAATCTACAGCTAACGTTGTAAGTTGGTTCATACGACCTTCTGGCGTAGCCGCTTTCTTTAGTTCAGGAATTTCTTTCTTTCTCCGAGGCATATATTATCCCTCCTTGTTAAGTTTACCCTGAAGCTTCCGCAATTCGGCTACAGCGTTTTCGATATAGTCTTCTGCTTGATCTTCAGTCAACTTGATACCTACTTCTTTAGCATAGGTAGCTAGCTTACGAAGAGCTTCAGCTTTCTTGTCAGCATTGTTGACAAGTTTAAGCTGCTCGAGACTTGTAACGATGATTAGTGCGCGATCTGCCAAGTTGATAAGGTTGCGGTTATGAGTAATAGTACCAACATAACGAACCAATTGGATAACAACTGGGGCCACGATAATCAGTAAGGTAATGTAATTAACAATATCATTGACTGTCATTTTCTAGACCTCTTCCTTCTTGTCTTTTTTCTTCCACATAATCATGAACAACACGACTAACATATGAATTATATCCTTTCGATGAGTAGGTATCATACAAAGCTAATACCTCCTGAACGGATAATCTATCCGAATGTATACCCGTGATTATTTGTATTCGTAAAAGTTCTCGCTCAGTATCCTTTTGGTACTTCTCTACTGAAGTTGTTAAGTTCTGAATGGATGCTTTTAGACTTGCTAGTTCATCATTTTGCGTTTTCTCCAAATTAGCCCATAATTTTTTGAACACTTTTGTGCCAAAACCTATGATGCTTCCTCCTATACCAATATAAAACCCTATCTGCGTTAACACTTCAGGAGATAGTACCCACTTCATTAGTTCTATGAAGTGATCTTGTACCGTGTTCGGCATTACTTTGATCTCCTTGTTGAATAGTTTGACCACACAAAGACCCCAATTTCAGGATAAAAATCACTCCGGAGCTATTTTTGAGTGGTGGGGCGATGCATAGAGGGAAGGAATGTAGGA